TAAGTATATGTGAGTATATACGTAGTATATACGAATATATAGTTAATCTTTTCTTTTCTCTTTTTCTTTTTTTGCTTCTTTTTTTCTTTTTCTCTTTTCTTATTTTTCTTTTTCTTTCTTTAATTTTTTTCATCCAAGATTTGGTAGATACAAAAAAGGTTCGTAGGTTTGTACCGAGACTAGCACCTCAGCATTTTTCTTCATAAAGGTTTTTATACCCCCTGTTTTCCTGCTAGTCTTACGGGGGGTTATTTTTTTAGACATGAATAATTTCAAAGTAGTTTGCGTTAACGATTCTGGTATGCCAAGTACATTTCCTAAATCATCTTGGATTAAGAAGGGTTCAGTTTACACAGTTGTGGATGCAGCAAAGCTCGCTAGGCAACACATGGTTCTTGGGTACAAGCTTGCTGAGGTAGATATGCCATCAAACTCTCCGTATGAATATTTTCTAGCAAATAGATTCCGTCCGTATTCTGATGATGATGCTATTGCAGAAAAGTTAGTAGAAGAATTAATCGAAGAATTAGAGCTAGAGAATGTTTGAGATATTCGAAAAACTAGATAAGTTCAATGGGATTGTATTCCATGAGGACGAGCATAAGTACCTGTACGATGGTGTTGAGTGTATGTCTGTAACCACCATGATTAAAAACTTTGAGCCTATATTCAATCAGGAGCTCATGGCAAGCCTTTACGCGAAGAAGCATAGCTTAGAGATGTTCGATGTACTTAAGAGCTGGGAAAACGTCAGAGATCGATCCGCATTAGTAGGAACAGAAATACACAAGTACGCAGAGATGCGATTCAATCAAAAGTGCTATAACCCTGATCCTGTTCATCAAATTTCTGTTAATTTAATGGGAATGGTAGAAGATTTTTACTCTATGGCTAAGGGTAGACTTATTCCTGTAAAAATGGAGTGGGTTGTAGGTGACAAGGAAAGAGGTATTTGCGGAATGGTAGATAAGTTTTTCTACAACGTCAGAGCCAAAGAGCTTCAGATATGGGACTACAAGACTAGCAAGAAGATTGATTCAAAATCAATTTACAACAAGAAGATGTCAGGGCCAATTACGCATCTAGAATCATGTGAGCTCGTAAAATATAGTCTTCAGTTAGGTGTGTATAAAAAAATAATTGAGAAAAATTGTCAAATTAAATTAGGTAATTCCTATATTTGTTGGTTAAATGAAGTAAATGAGAGCTTTAAAGTAATCGAAACGCTTGATTTAAGTAATGAAGTAGACCTAATTTGGAATGCCTATGAGCACATCTAGTGCCTATTCAAGTAACAAACTTAAACAAGTTTTAGAAAATAAGACTCAGCACTTTATCCTCAAATCTTTCGTATATCCTGCATTTGAATATCATCGAAAGAAATCAGAATATCATCTTTACTGGATTAATATGAATAAAGGAGTATTCGAAGAGTACCCTAAGTATAAGAATATGTCCTGTAAGATGCTAAATAAAAAAGAAATGAAATTGTTTCTTTCTGTTTTAGACGAGTACCATCAAGCCGTAAACAATAAACACGGAGTAGTATGGGAAAATAAAAAACTAGGCCTAGATAAAGACCTAGTTCTCAATAAAGTTATCTAAGATATTACTTTTTAATTTCAGCTAAAGCTTCTAAAATCATTTGCATATCTTGCAGTCCGTAAATTCCTTTTCTTGTTGCAAGATCTATTGCTTGTTCTATAATTGTAATTGCTTTTTCTTTATCCATTATGATATAATTGAATTGATTTCTGTTTTTTGATTTTTATTCAAAGCTTTAACAAACCAATCTTTAGTCATCATGATTTTTAAATGCTCAATATTTAAATCAATTTGATTTTGTGAAGATTCTGAATTATTAATAATATTTACGCTGTCAAAAGCAGCTAATACACTTAATTCAATTTGTTCTGATGTTAAATTATTATTCATGATAATTAAGCTAATAAAATTTTATAGTTAGTTCCGTTAATTCTAACGGACCATGTTCTTGTGCTAGATAATGATTCAGTTGTTATTGCTCCTGCTGGAGTAGCAGAACTTCCTACTGAAAATTGATTGTTAGCTGTAGCTGTTGCTCCAGATCCAATAACAACGCTTCCACTGAAGTTTCCAGAAGAAACATTATCTCCAATGGCAGTATTATTATTACCAGTAGTATTTCCAAATAATGATTGATTTCCTACCGCAACATTTCTTATACCTACTGTATTTGAAAACAAAGAAAGTGTACCAATAGCAGTATTATTATTACCAGTAGTATTAAATGTCATGGAATTAATTCCAATGGCTACATTATTAAATCCAACAGTACTATTATTTAATGAACTGGATCCAATAGCAATATTTGAAGATCCACTAGAGCAATTTCCTAAAGATGAATAGCCTATTGCTATATTTTCATTTCCATTAACATTACTATATAAAGATCCTGAACCTATAGCTGTGTTATAATATCCATTTTGATTAAATACTAATGTTTCAGCTCCTACTGCTACATTTAAATACCCATCTACATTAGATTTCAAAGTATTTAATCCAATTGCTGTATTGTTATATCCAGTTGTATTTGATGATAAAGCAGCATCTCCATAAGACGTATTAGAAGATACATTTCCCTTACCATTATTCCAAATAGTAAAATCAGTTGTATTATATTCTAAAAAAGAAGGTAGACTACCTGCATTTGCAGCATTAACCAAATCGTTAATATCCTCTACGATATATTTTTCATTGGTGCTTTGGCCAAATCCTTTTAATTGAGAACGTTGTTGAATAGGCATGGTTATTTATTTTTTAATGTTTCTACTTCAGTAGCTAAATCTTTAATAGCTTGAACCAATACAGGAATTAGTCTTCCGTAAGAGGCTTCAAGTTTATCAGGGTTTTCATCGTATACTAATTTAAGGAAATCAGCAGCATCGTACTTATCCTCTAAAGCTTTTAAGTCTTGAGCAATAAATCCTGAGTCAACAATATCATGTTTACCTCCTTCATTTCTGTCATCCCAAATAAACTTAACAGGATTTAATTCTTTTACAAAATTAAGACCTAAATTAATTGGAGTAATTTCTTTTTTGTCACGAGCATCTGACAATGACGTAATAGAAGTTACAGCACATCTAAGTGTTGCAATAGATGCATTTCCTAAAGTAACTGAGTTATTTGCATTTACACCAACCGTATATGCTTGATGACCAATGATGGTATTATTACTACCTGTCGTAAGAGGGACTACTGAAAATCCTGCACCGTTACCTATTATAGTGTTATTGTTTCCGCTTGTAATAGATTTACCGGCAGAGGTACCAATTGCAACATTACTTACTCCTGTAGTTCCATTTGCGGCTTCTAAAGCAAAATTACCGATAGCTAAGTTGTTACCTGCATCTGAACCATTACTTAATGCAGATTGCCCAATTGCAATACATCCACCATTAACATTTGCGGTCATACTTAACCCTGCTGATCGACCAATCTTTATGGTCCCATTTACAGAATTTCCATTGTCACCTCCAATTGCTAATAAATAATTTGATGGAGATACAATTACTACCGCATCATCATTACCATCTACTATACTGACATCATTTCCGCTAAATGGAGCTACAATATCTACGTTAATCTGACTCATGATTATTTACTTTAAAATTATACAATGTTTAGTGTTGTTCCTGTAGGAACTGTTAATGTTCCACTCATAGATAGCGGCCCCGTATAGTTTACTGTTGCTCCAGCAGGAAGAGTGATGTCTTCTGTAATGGCACCAACAATAGTAAATCCATTAGCCCAAATACTTGCACCAAGTACTTGTTGATTGCCGCCTTCATTAAGCTCAGTAATGATATCATTGATATCTTCTACAATGTACTTTTCATTTGTACTTTGTCCAAAACCCTTAAGCTGTGATCTTTGTTGAAGTGACATAACTAATTAATTTATAGCAAAGATACTTGTTTTTAGTTCAGGATTTTTAGGATGCGACCTGTGCGCTTATCCACCTTAGCCAACTTCATTCGGTAATTCGTTTCTTTAGATTGGACATATTTTGTGACTACGTGCGTTTCTTTGTCCTGTGACTTGATATTCTCAGGTTCGTACCTTGCGTGCGACTGCGCATTGATATATGCGAAACCAATAGCAAAGATGGCATCATCATAATCGTACCTGGTATCCGCTGCTTGGTATCTAGTTTGGCGGTGACTAGTCGAGCTCTTCAAATCCTTCTCAACAAAGGTCTTCAGCTGCTCCCAGATCCACGGAACGTCTATGTTGATGCCGTAGGCATCAATCATTTCCTCCACTTTTGCAATAATCCTTGGTGCTGTGTTAGCTTTATTGGAAATGCCGAACCATTTCCCACCATAAGTCTGAAAGTATTCGGGAAGCTGCGTATTTGCGGTGAACTTATTCTTAAATCCGTGTATTTCTTGGAAGTCTACGTGCATATCACCGATGTTATTCTCCACTAGCTCCTTTACGCCACCTCTTTTCTGCTGATCATAGTACAGACTTTGCAAAAGTACCTGTAGGTAAGTGTACTTAAACTTGCGGTCCCTATGGAATACTACAGAAGAAACGGAATTAGTAAGTGAATCCCATATGGCGCTACACATCATGGAGTGTCCTGTCTCTGAGTTGATGGGGTCAGTCCCTTGATACCAGCGATTCTTCCATATTTCACCGTTTGGTGGGTGATGTACAATCATTGCGGTGGTGGATACGTCTTCTCTACCTGATGTATTAATCCATCTAGCGCCTGTAATGCGATATTCGGTAATTAAGTCGGGTGTAGGTTGCGACATATCCATAATAGGCTCGAAGTAGCCATACTCAATAGGCACATCTTTGCCGTATATGGTGCTTAATCTTTCGTTACAGTAATGAATCGGAACGAGCGTTCTTGCTTTTCGCAGGAACATATCGTCAATTGTGATAGGATAATGCTGGTGGAACTGAACTTTGGCAACTTCTCCCTTCTTGGTTCCTTCCAATGCAAGGTATGCCTTACGTTCGTTGTTGATGTGTTCGTCTGTGACTCCTCTTCGTGCATAGGCGTTGAAGAATAATGGTATGATTCCATACTCGTAGTTTTTATCCCTCCACTGACTGAGTGCCATCTTGAACTCTGCTTCGAATACCGAGCCCCCTTTGTCCATTTCACCTCCTGTACCCCACGCTAAGAACTGCTGTTGCATGGTCATTTTGCCAGTTTCCGGGTTGTACTTAAATAAAGCAGGTCGACCTTCACGCATCATTTCACCGAATATGTCGAATAGACCGATCTCATCGATGAATACTGCCGATGGCGAACCCCCGTTGATTGCATCTACCTGAGGACTATCTACCTGAAAGCGAGATGCACCACCTTCGTCACGACCTTTCTTATCACCCTTCTTGTCGAATGACATCACCTGGTCTGTCCAGTTCTTTACGTCCTGAGCAATGTAGTCAGGAATCTTAGTGTAGGTCCACTTTACTTTATCTCGGAAGATCTCGACCCCTTTATCTTTAGAGTGGGTAACGAATTTAATAAAGTAGGACTTGTTTAGGTTTACTCTTTTCATCCCTGCAAGACACATCGTGGTGGTAAAACCAATTTGTCGGGCTTTACCAATCATCATGGAGTATCCGCAGTCGAATAAGAATAGGAGTACTTTCTGTGCATCCCACGCCTGATAGCGCAGCATACCGTTTTCGGCTTTATCTTCTTTAATGAAACCGTATTTGTTACAGAAGTATAGTGTGTTGTCGTTACATTTCTGTATCTCTGTGGCTAGCCAGTTATATTGATCTTCTTCGTTATCGAAGTCGGTTAACATGGTATCATCCTGTAACCAGATTCTAGCTTGTTCGCAGTATAAATCGAAAGGCTTAAAACTTATCTTGTTCTGCCAGCCGCTGTTGATGCTATCAACCCAATCCACGAATGGCTTTGGGTAATCAAACTCAGCG